AGATGGATGGTCAATTGAAGAAATTAATTCAAAATTGATACCATATTACAAACCTATAAAAGATGATTATAAAAATTACCCTAGATAAGCCCGATAGGGTATAAAACCACTATTTTTGGTATGAAACGTAGGTAGTTTTTGCTATTTACCTACGTTTTATACCCGATAAGGTATAATGACACATTGCCCTGGACAAGATACACGATATTGGAAAGAAGATTACATTTATGATATTGGTTGTCCTAAGTGTGGAGCAGAAATAGAGTTCTTCAAAGATGACTCAACACGTAAATGCAAAGCATGTGGGGAGATGTTCTGGAACCCTAAGCTTGACCTAGGATGCCTAGAGTGGTGTAAGTATGCAGACAAATGCGAAGAACTTCTAAAGAAATAAATTTAACCTCCTATGATATAAATATAAATGAGGAAATATTGTAGGGGGTTTTTATTATGAAAAAATTGTTAGTTATTTTAGCGTTACTAGGACTTTTCATAGGAGGGTTTAACTACAAGGGGTATAATATATTCATTATCAATGATGATGTTAAGAAGACCTCTATAGGAGTAATCTATAAGGACGGAGCAAAGGTTGCAACAGTTGCAGGTAAACCTCTTGTAAAACTTTATAATGATATGCTAAAAGAGCATAAAAGTAAAATAAGGAAAGAACTTGGTCAAGGTGGAACTGAGATATAATGAAATCATATTACTACTACAAAGTTATAAGAAAGACCATCATCCAATTTCTAGATATATTCAATAATATTCAAATAGGTAGATATAGTGATGCAGCAGGAGCAGCAGATGGTGTGATACTTGAAGGACTATACGTTGTGCCTTTGAAATTTGGACCTAAACAAAAGACATGGTATTGGATAAACGAAAGAAAAGATGATGAAATGTTACCTATTATATCTGTTACTTTACAGGGAGTAGAGTATGCATCTGAAAGACAAGTATCTAAAAGTGGTTATATTTGTAAAAGTAAAGACATAGATGCTGGAACCTTACAGAAGTTTCTCAATCCTATTCCTTATAATTTTAATTTCCAAGTAACCATATGGAGTTTACATATGGTTGATGTTGACCAAATTTTAGAACAAATTCTTCCATTCTTTACACCATATATACAAATCAGAATTGCTATACCGGAGTTATCTACAACTTTAGATGAAAGGGTACAATTCAATGGGGCAACCCCTGATGTTACATTTGATATGTCGGATGAGGAAAGAAGAGTCTTGATGTGGAATCTTGATTTTCAAGTACAGGGTTATCTATTTCAACCCCTATTACCACAAGACGGTGATACTGCTGGATTTAAGATAATTAAAGAAATGATTATACAATACTACACCAAGTGTGGTTTATTTCTAGATAGAAGCAGTCAAACAGAATTTATGTCTGCTGCACCATCAGGTGGTTTATATACATCATGGACAAAGGGCATAACAGCATTACCAGACCCAGACGCAGCATTACTATATAAATACGAACTATTTGAGGAACATTTAGAATGACAGATACAACAGCATGTATGGATGATGTAAGTGGAGGTATTGTTCTAGACAAGGCATCTCCAGCCAATTTTCATTTGGTGTTGCCTAATCTCCCACCAGACATCACAATAGCAGACACAGCAGAGTTAGTCATCAATATTTTTGGTACGGTTATTCCAGGAGTGAACTTAGATGTATTGGAACACTTTTGGGCTGGAGGGAAGTATCATGGTGATAGTGGTTTGATTTCATATGACCCATGGACTGTTGATTTTGTTGTTGATGCACAACTTTTAAATTGGCAGATTCTATACAGATGGTTAACCTATATCAATAATAACAAAGATATACGTGGTAGAATACCACAAGAATATACTATTGACGCTACATTAAGGGTATTGGATAACTTCCAAAGAGAGATACTTAGAATATTCTTTACCAACTTATGGGTTAATACTCTGGGTGAAGTTAGGTTCAGTACAAGAGAAGGTGAACAAAACTTAGAGTGTCAAGCACAATTTATTTTTGATAGATATGAAGTACGTGACGATTCATGTCTCACTCCTACCTAAACTGAGAACTTATAGTTCTGATAGAAAAATATCATCAGGGTCTCTAGGGTCTTCCTTGACCTTTGTATAACCTATTAAATTCTTATAGATTTCCCTTATTTTCTTCCTTAACTCAAAGGGAATATCTACCTTACCTTGAACGTGTCTTATCATTTCCCTTTCATCAGAGGAGCACCTAAAACAATATGTCTCACTTTTGTTCACTTTTCGCATATACATTGTATAACCTCCTTGAAAGTATTTATAAAAAAGACTCTCAATTATATAAATACATGTGAAGTTTTAATTTTTTTATGTAGGGAGGAAAAAGGAATGGCTTTTTATCTTAGTCCATTAGTTGACGTAAACGAAATTGACCTTACCACAACTATTCCAGCAGTAGCAACATCAGTTGGTTGTATTATCTTAAGGAACAGTTATAAAGGTCCAGAAAGAAAAACATGGTTAGTCACTTCTGAAGATGACTTAATCGACACATTTGGACAGCCTGTACAAAATGCATTTGGGTATCAAGACATACTTGCAGCTACAGGGTTCTTTAGATGGGGTACAAAACTCTATTGTACCAGAACAATGCCACAGTCTGCTACTTTTGCAGGGACTAAAGCTACGTCTGGTTCAGGGGTTAGTCCTTCAGTGTTTGACCCATTCACACTAGGCACAGCATATATCTTAGATGATTTTGCAAGTGAAGACCCTGATAAATTCGATGAAGAAGTTACTGTTTCAGCACCTTATCCGTTTTATCTTATAGCTAACTCTAGGGGAGCATGGGGTAATCAAGTTAAGGTTGCAGTCGTTGACAGAACTACTTATAACGCAATTGCATCAGGAGGTCTACAATCCGGTGATTGGGTTGACCCAGATGAAGGTACTTGGGCAGCAGTTCAAGATACTGACAGTCCGTTATCAGATGATAAAGATTTCTTAATTCTTGTATACTCGCAAGACCAAGGCGAGACATCATTTACAAGAAAAGAAGAATGGAATGTTTCAACTGTTGAAGGTAGAGTAGATGATGAAGGTGTAACTACCTTTGCAGATACTATCATCAATCAGTCATCTAAATACATCAGAATTGCACTTAGACAAGCACAAATAAATCAAGATATCGTAGTAGCAACTGCATTATTCCAGACGTTTGGTGGTGGAGTTGATAACCAAGGCGATTTAGTAGAAGATGCACAAATAATACAAGACCTTGATTTGTATGAAAATGCTGAACAAATTGATGTCAATATCTTTATTGATTCCAATAAGTCTAATACAGTAAAAGCATACATGAATGATATTTGTGTATCTAGAATGGATGCTATGGCAGTTCTTGATTGTCCTAGAAATCTAGTTATTAACAATAGTGGAAATGAGACAGTTGACCTAATATCTTGGAGACAAGGTACAGGAACATATGTTGGTGATAACTTGAATATCAATACAAGTTACTCTGCCGTTTATGCAAACTGGTTAGAGATTTTCGATAAGTGGAATAACAGATTTAGATGGGTGCCAGCAGCAGGTCACGTTGCAGGTATCTTTGCAAGAACAGATGATGTGACAGACCCATGGTTTGCACCAGCAGGATTCCAAAGAGCAATTCTAAGTAGTATTAGAAGACTTGGATGGAACCCAACATTAGGTGATAGAGACCTTCTTTACAAGAATGGTCTTAATCCTATTGTAAGCTTTGCTGGTCAAGGCAAGGTTGTCTTTGGTCAAAAGACAATGCTTTATAGAAATTCCGCTTTCAATAGAATTAATGTTAGAAGACTTTTCATTATTCTAGAAAAAGCAATAGCAACAGCAGTCAAAAACTTTCTCTTTGAACCTAACGATGCAGTCACCAGACTACTCTTGGTGAATATGATTGACCCATTCTTAAGGGATGTTAGGGCAAGAAGAGGTATTTTTGACTTTCTAGTTGTTTGTGACACGACAAACAATACACCAGAACGAGTTGATAGAAATGAATTATGGTGCGATATTTATGTTAAGCCAACAAGAGCAGCAGAATTTATTGTACTTAACTTCATAGCTACCAAAACTGGTGCATCATTTACTGAAATTGCTGCACAGAGAGCAGGAAGAGCTAATTAAAAAGGTTTAGGAGGAAAGAATAATGGCAGGTTTCGATATTGACAGTTTTAGAGCAAACTTCCAAGCTGGAGCAAGAGCATACTTGTTTCAATGCAAGCCAATGTTCCCACTACAGGTAACCAATGCTGATACAGACCAGTCTACATATCTTGTAAGAACATCCTCTTTGCCACTTTCAACCCTGGAAGAAATTCCAGTGAACTGGCAAGGACATGATTACAAAATGGCAGGTAAATATACATTTACCGATTGGATTATCACATTCAATGTAGACCAAAATGCAGACATCTTGAAGTGGTACATTGATTGGCAAAGGCTTATTCTAGACCCAACCTCTAACCAACATGGTGCGCCTTCAGATTATATGGTTGACCAAGTAGTAGAACTATTAGGTCTAGACGGTGAACCAATTCTTAAGTATAAGTTGGTAGGGGCTTGGCCCGGAGAGGTTGCTGCTGTAAACTTGGATTATGCAACTAACGATACTGCACAGTTTGATATCTCTTTTAGATATCAATACCATGTGGTTGACAGAGCAGTTGACTACTCAAGAGTTCTATCATTTGCTGGATAATAGGAGGTTAGTAGTATGACCGATTTAAAAGGGTGGGGCGAGAAAATCGCTGACAAGTATACAAAAATGTTGAATGAAGGTCTACTTGATGATAAAGTTGACTCACGTTCACAGCAATTGGAAAGAGTACGAGAACAAAATATATTACGTTTTGGTTCGGGCATCATGCATCTTGCTGATGCTCGTTCCAAAATTGATACAGCAGGTAAATTCCTAGAAGGTGGTTCTAAGAATGATGCTGAGTTAGCTTTAAAGGCAGCATTGATTGATATCAATGAAGCACTTAAAGAGATTGACGAAAAATAATAAGTGAGAGGTAAAGAAAAATGTCTGATTTCAAAAAATACTTGAATAAGTATGAATTCAAAACTGTATTACCTGGAAGTGGAGAAAAGCTAACATTTAAACCCATTACTACTGGTCAGATGAAAGCATTACTCGTCCATGAAGGTGAAAAAGAATTAGGTGTGATAGAATTAATTCTAGACCAATTGATGCAAGAATGTATTGTTACACCTAAAAATTTTAATGTAGAGAACATGTACATTAATGACAGATTCTTCTTCTTGATTGAACTGAGGAAACATACTAAGGGAACAACACATCAATTTGAATATAAATGTACTGAATGTGCTTCCCAGAGTTTGCAAACAGTAGACTTAAAAAATCTTAATGTCACAAAACTACCAAAGAAAGTTAATCATGTAGTTGAACTTAATGATGACATCTCTGTGAACATTGACTTCCCTAGGCGAATAGACCAAAAGAATGCATATGAGGTTCTTAGGACATATGAAGGAAGTCCAACAGAATCAATGCAAACGGCAGAACTTGGTATAATCATAACAGCATTAACTATTAATTCTGTTATAACCCCTGAAGGTGAAGACGAGAATATTTCAGTTGAAGATAAAATTTATCTTCTGGAAAACATCACTACAGAGTTGTATGAAAAAATAGCAAATTGGTCAACAACAAATTTTGGTGTAGATTTTTTCATGAATATAAAATGTAATTCGTGTGGTTACTCACATAAGGTAGATATCCCACCAGAGAATTTTTTTTTCTAGTGAGATTACTAATTGGTAATAATAGCATGGAAACATTGACGTATGAGCAGTTTCAACTAGCTAGAAAAGCCAATATAAGCATTATGGAGAGTACAATGTTACCGGAATTTGAACGTGAAGCTTATGTTAATATGCTATTAAAAGATTTAAAACAAGAAGTAGATGCATTATCAAAAGCAACAAGTAGTAGAGTATAGCCACACTTAGGTTTATATACCTAAAGGATTCCAAATATGGGGGGTCTCAAGGGCTTGAGACACCCCATTTCTATATTTTAAGGAGAAATAATGGCAGTAAGTGGTGAAGACAAACGAATGGAAGGTTTCTTTAAGGGACTGATACAAAGTGCTGCTGACTTAGAAGCGACAAAAGCAGTATCAGAGCAAGGTAGACAAGTAATTAGTGCTGTTGGTGGTCATGTACGTGAAATTATGGGTGAAGTTACTGAGGTCTTTGACCTTGTGAAAAATGCCTTTAAAAATACAATGGACTTCTTCAAAGGTATACTTACAGATATAGGTGGTTTCTTTGGTGGTATGGTGGGTGAAACAAGATTTGAAATTGCATCTATTAAACAGGGGGATGACACTATAAAAGTCATGAAGCAGACAAGAGATGCAACAATTACGTCTGCTGCATCTTTTGATGCACACTTCAAGAATCTTCTAGATGAAATGGATACTGCTAATAAAATTGCAGGTGAAGAATTAGCACAAACAAAAAAAGAAGACCTTGCTGCTGGAAGGGAACCTGGGAAAAAGAAAGGGGGCATTGCTAAGATTTGGGATGTTATTTTTGGACTCATCCTTTCACCATTTATGTTGATTGCAGGTTTAATTGCAGGTTTCGTAGATGTTTGGTATAGAGTTTTTACAGCACCTTTAAAATTACTCAAGGGGCTTACCTCTTTTAAAATTGTTAGGACCATTTTAAAGCCCTTTCAACTTCTAATGGCACCATTTAAGATGATATTGAAGAATCCTATAGCTAAAGCAGTCTTTGGATTTGGTAAGAGGATTGGTAAAATTTTCTTCCCACTCTTCTTGATTATTGATGGTCTTTTAGGTCTTAGGAAATACAAGGAGATATTTGGAAAGGGAGCAGGGATAAGGGAAATGATTGAATCAGCAGTTGCAGGTGTAGTATCCGGTTTCTTTAAGCTACCTGCAAAGATGGCAGATTGGCTTATCGAAAAGGTTACTGGCATTGAGACTGATTTTGCATCCTTCTTTGATATTGAAAATATTGCTAAACACTTCCATGGTTTTGTTGATTGGATAAAGGAATCTTTTGTTATACCTATAAGAGACTTCTTTCAAAGCGACAAATGGGAGTTTATAAAACAAGAAACCGAAAACACCATTAATGCTTTGGGAATGATACTAGATAAACTAGGCAACGTAATAAGAGAAACAATCACTTTCTGGACAGAAAAGTTTCAGGCTTTAATAGACCTCATGTTTACGGAGACTGAAGTTGAGAAAAGATATAGAGAAAGAGAATTAGCAGGGACAGCACCAATTGACGTTGGTTTGGGTATGGGAGATATTGGGCTAAAATATTCAAAGAAAGAAGCAGAAGATATTCAAGCACTAGGTGCAACAGCAGAAGAAAGGAGAGAAGCACTTGCTGGAATGAGAATGGAGCAAGCTTCAGACCAGCATAAAGAAATGATGGACAGATTAGATAAATTAATTGAGGTATCTGAAATATATACACCTTCTTCAGATATGAATATATCAAATGTAATGTCCGGTCAGGGTCAGGCACATATGCAAGGAAGGTCACCAAGTGAACAAGTAACAGGAATGGCAGACGTTTCTGGTCTACCATAAGGAGATAAACAATGGGAATAGATTTTGATAAAGCGTTAAATGCTGCTGAACAGATAATAGGTACTGGTAAGCAACTAGCTGACCTTTATAAATTAACAGATTCAGATGAGAAAATAATTCAACGCCCTAGGGGAATTAGAGTTCCACATGCAAATTTTGTAGATGCACTATGGATTCATATTCAACCCAAAGTTCTCTTGAGTCAAACGAAAGCAGCAAGAGGAGAAAATGCAACTAGAAGTTCTAAGGATTTTATCAAACCTGATGGTAGTGTTGCTACTTTACCTCTCTTTAAATTTCTAGCACCTGTTGAAATTCAGGAAGCAATTATACATGATTGGCAATCATATGAAAGTATAGTTACCAGACTCCTACAGAAAGGTGTAGATTTACATAGAACTTTTAGCGATATTAATACAACAGTAAGACCTGCATATAGAGAGGGAGAAAAACTTTTAAAAAAAGCACTAAAAAGTGTAAAAGGGGTGACTGCTGGTGATGTCAAGACAGGATTAAGCAATGTTGTGAGGGGCATGACCACTGCCACTGTACCTAGAAACAAACTTGATACTCCTTTAGTATATCAAGACTCTACTAGAAGAACATATACTTTTACATTTTACTTAGTAGATGAGGGGAATTCATTTAAAGATGTTGTATTTCCGGTAAAACAATTGGAATATCTTTCGGCTCCAGGATATGGTGCTCCAGGTCAAGAATTCATTGGATTCAGCCCACCACATATTTTTGAGGTTTCAACTTTTCCAAGCACTAAGTTCATCAATATTCGAAATGCTGCACTTACTTCAGTGCAACCAATATATAGACAACCATATAGAGATGGATATCCCTCTATGTGTGAATTAAACTTAACCTTTACTGAAATAGAACCTCTATATAAACGACAAATTGAAAGAGGTCAAAGGGGAACTGTAACAGTTTCTATCACTCCAGGTGTAAGATTAAGCCTTGGAGAGACACAAGACCTTAGTATTGCTGGAATATCGGGCAGGAAATATGCTGATAAGTTCAGCACAAAACCAGAATTTCCTACACCAGTAGCAGGTTACATGGACTAAGAAGGAGAATATAATATGGCTAATACAATTAGACTAGATGAGAGTTTTGAAGAGATTACAGGGCAAGACATAAGTAATGTCTCACAACTCAAACTCTTTAATATTCTTCAAGATGAAAATGGAACCATATTCCAGAATATTTGGAGGTCATATTCTCTAAACGAAGAAGTTACAGAAGAAACCATTTTTTATAATACCTATGAAATGCAAGATGATGAATGGTGGGAAAACATTTCTTATGCAAATTATGAAACCCCAAATCTTTGGTGGGTATTATGTATTATGAATAATGTGGAAAATCCCTTTGAAGAGGTAAACCCAGGACAGAAAACCAAAATACTTAGAGCAAATTATCTTTATCAACTTATCAAAGAAATGGAAATTATATCTGAACTAGGTAAATCTGAATTATAGTATAGGTAAACAGAATGGTTAATCCAATAGCAGACAGCACACGGCAATCAGAAGAAACCCAATCAATATCAATTACCTTTGAAGCTTTTGATAAGGGGTATGTTCTGGACATGAACGATGTAGAATTGTTCTACTTTATTGAAGATATCTTTTCTTACAGCTTAACAGGTGTACTAAGATTCACAGACTTAATGGGGTTTGCTGAATTTGCACCACTAACCGGAAGTCAAGAGAAAATTGTTATTAGATACGGTGATGATAAAGATGTAAAATTAAGCTTTGACGTATACAAAATCAGAGAAATTGTACCACAAGCTGCTGGAGGAGTCACTGACTCAACTGCCCATACACTCATAGAAATTGTATTTGTTGATGAATATCATGTGCGAATGACTCATCAAAAGTGGAGTAGGTCTTTTCTACAATCATCCGTTTCAGATATTGTTACCCATCTAGTGGACAATATGCTTGAGTGGTTTCTAGACTCAGGAACTTTTGAACCTTCAAGAGAAAAAATAGATTTTATAATGCCATGGTGGACAGTGAAGCAAGCTATTAGTTGGTTATCAAAAAGAGGTACTGGTGGTACTCCCCTACCTAGTTTACCTTCTAGCATTGGTGGCATAAGTATACCTAGCGTACCTGGGGGAGTTAGTACAACAGGAGGTAATCCTGGATACCTCTATTTCCCTAGTACCAAAAATAAGGAACTTGGGTTAAATTTTATGACTCTCAATAAATTAATGCAAGGGTCTGTCAGAACAACAGGGGAAACAAAAGGCGTATATGTTTTTCAAAATCCTGAGAATATTAATTATATCAATAGAATTTTAGGATGGGAACATATAGGTGTAGATAACTTCTTTCTTTCAAAGGGAATTCATGGTGGAAATAGATTTGGATATGATTTCAGCACAAAAGGTCTTCTTAATACTAGATATGAATACAAAGATGGTATTGATAAAACAACAATATTGGGGAACAAGACGTTATATACCGATATGGGAACATCACGGTCAGAATATGTTATAGAGGGAGATAGCAGCATAGAAATTCTAGATTCTACATTTTATCATGAATTTATTAAAAGGTACTCCTTACAGCAGGGAATTAAGATTATAGTCAAGGGACACGAAGAACGATATGCTGGTGCCTTAATAGAAATAGAATGGCCCTCCACAGAGAAACAGCTTGTACATAACAAACAAATGAAGGGACTTTATCTCATTAAATCAGTTACACATCAATGGAGTCCAAGTAGACCTGGATGGATTCAGAAGTTAGTTCTATTAAAAAATGGTTATACAGATTCTAGAAATAGAGACTTGCTTAAAGCTAGTAAAAAAAATCTCTATGGTGCAAGAGTTACTAGTATATTATCCAAAGCTGCTGATATAGGGGCAAATGTAATATGATAAGAGCTAGAGTGAAAGATTATGAACCACCAAGTGATAAACTTTCTAGTATTTATCGTGGTGTTATAGAAGACAGGGATGACCCTGCAAGTGCAGGTAGATGTAGAGTAAGAGTTTTTGGTGTTCACACTGAACGAAAAATTAAATCTAATATAGAGGGGATACCAACAGATGAATTACCGTGGGCTGAACCTGCAATGGGTCTCATAGAGGGGTCAATATCAGGATTTGGTTTATGGTCTGTTCCACTACAGGGTTCACATGTATTTGTATTCTTTGAAGGTGGAAACATCATGCAACCAAGATATTTCGCTACAGTTCCAGGAATACCAAAAGAAGGTGCAGATGAAGCAACATTACAAACTGAGGGATTTCAAGACCCAGACGGTGTTTATCCACTTAAAGTAGCAGACCCACCACTTGAACCAAATGCGCTCAATGAACCTGATGTTCATAAACTAGCAAGAGGGATAATAACATCCACGATTGTTAATGAGAAGAAAGAAAGACAAATAACAGATATTGAAACAGCAGATGGAAATACATGGAATGAACCCCTTCCATATTATGACGCAAGATATCCAGATAATATAATATTGGCAACGCATGGTGGAATTGTTGCTGAATTAGATAACACTGTTTTACCAGCAGGTGCAGAGGGAACTGAGACAGGAAAAAGAAGAGTCCATATCTATCATCCATCACATACATTTATAGAGATAAGTGAAGAAGGTGATATCTCCTTCAGAAATGAGCGAGACAGATTTGAAATAGTAACACGAAATAGAAAGATTTACATAATAGCAAATGAAGACAAGACTATTAACGAAAACCAAACACTCTATGTTAAGAAAGACAAGACAGAAAAAGTTGATAGGCATGTAACGGCAACATATTCCAAAGACTATAACTTAGAAATTGGAAACGAATACAATCAATCAGTTGCAGCAGATAAATCTGTATCTGTTGATGGTAATAAATCATTAGATGTTGGTGGAAATTTAACAATTACTGTACAGGGTAATTGTGACATAGAAGCAAGCGGAGCAGTTAGGGTGACTGCTCCATCAATAGATTTGAATTAAGGGGCTTATATGGGCATTCCGGTAGCTAGAATAGGTGATATAGGTGTGGGTGATGATAAGTGTCACACTAGCACTAAGAAAAATGTATCAGGAGTCTTAATAAATGGTGCAGGAACGGTGAGAGCAGAAGGTTCTTCTGTGGGATATCTTGGCTCAATTGTAGTAGCAGGTGATGGTCATACAGGAATAATAGTCACAGGAGCAGGGACAGTAAGAGCAGAAGGAATTCCAGTAGCACAACTTGGTTCTGTTTTTGTTGGTTGTTTTACAGGAATAATGGTATCAGGTGCAGGGACGGTGACAGCAGGATGAGTATATATAGTGATAAAATTAGAGAGATGGTGGATGGATAT